AACTGTAATATTTGATAATGAATATAAACCCTCAAATTGAATTTTATTTATACATAATATTGACAGTATTTGTTCTAATCTATATTAAAACTATATATGCTTAAACAAATCGGAAAAGAGTGGAAGAAGAAAGAAGAAGGAGGAACTTTCACTGCCGATCACCTATCCCCATCGCAGCTCAATATGAACATAGATCAGTGGCATTACAACTATAATGTTTTAACTGCTGCTGAACGAAAGAAGCTCCCTGCAAACTTAAAAATGATCTTCGGTGGGTTGGTAGGTCAAGGATTACAAGATTTAATTACTGAAAAATTAACTATTCAAGAAGTAATAAAAGGAAAAAAATGAGCCAAGAAATATTAAGTAAGTTCGCACAATTACAAACTGAAAACAGAAACCAAAAGCATGAAATAAAAAGATATACACAAATGCTTATGGAAAGAGATGAAGAAATTACAAAATTAAAAAAACAATTAGATGACTATCAACTTGCCGAAAAGATGGTTGCTAAAAATAAAAGTTATTTAGAATTAAAGGCTCAAAAAGATATTGACCAAATAAAAGAAAATCAAAAACTAAAACAAAGGAAGGAAAATGAAACTGAAACCACAAACAGAAGAAAAAAGTAAAGGCGGATTTAAGGAAAGACGTAAAGAATGTCTTATGAAAGCTAAAGATATTCCTACAGTAGATATTAAAGGAAAGAAATATTCTACAGTAAACGAAAGACATAGACATCTTTTGCAATACTTTCCTGAAGCTAGATTTAATGAAGAAATACTATTCCATGATAATGAAAGAGTAGTTGTCAAAACTGAATTACATATTGGTGAAACTATTTATGCGGTAGGTCATGCAGAGGAACACAGAAACGCAAACTTTATTAATAAGACAAGTGCATTAGAGAACTGTAGTAGTTCGGCTCTTGGAAGATGTATAGCAGCATTCGGTCTGTCAGGTTCAGAATATGCTAGTGCAGAAGAATTAGTAAATGCTTTGAATAATCAAGGTACAAATAAATCAGTTTCAATTAAGGATGAAATAAAAAAGCAAACAACTGAAACAAAGTTGACTGCTTTATATTCTAATTGGAAAAAAGAAAATGATTCAATAGAAAAATCTTTTGAATCACAACAAATCAATATCAAAAAAAATGGAGGACAAAATGTCAAACAATGGTAGTGGTAAGCAGAAGGATTGGGTGTTGTTTCCTTATGATGCCAACAATGAAAAAGCCATCAAAATTGATTTCTCAGGTAATGTTACTTTAGACAATGGAGCTAAAGGTACTATCTTAGGTGTCAAAGGACAATCAAAAGATGGTAATACTAAGTTCCTAAAACTGTTTGCTCAAGTAGGAGTGGTTTTTAAGGGAGACGAAAAGTTCACTGGTGAAATGAATTATCCTGATGCTGGAGGACATAAAGGTCTTATCGGATGGTTAAATGACTCTGGTAATATTTTATCTGGTTACAAGAACGAACCAAAACCTAAACAAGCTAAACCACAATCTAAAGAAATACCTTTTTAATTGAAAGTTGTTTATTTAGTTTTAGCGATAGTTACAAGTGAGGGATATGATCTTCAAAAACTTAAATTTGAAACTACTCTCACTTGTGATGAGATACATGAGGCAGTAATACAATATAAAAACATAGGAGAAAGAACTTACCCAATCTACCAAAACAAAATTGCTTTTGCACATTGGTGTGAAGATCAACAAGGAAATTATTATTTAGGATATGAATATGAGTGATAACGTAAAATTTATTAACGAACTAGAAAGATTGCTAAACCAAAAGCAAGGTGATTATGGAGACTTTGACCATACCTCTTATGTAATGGTTGGTATATTAGAAAAATATTTATCAGTTTATAATAATGTTGAGGTGAAAGTACCTCTAAAATTATTTGGTTTATTTATGATTTTTTTAAAATGTTGGAGAGTCATGCAATCGAAAGAATATAAAAAAGATACTTTTGATGACATAAATGGATATACAGAATTATTAAGGAGGCTAACTTTAAATGAGCAAAATAAGGGGTAAAAGACCAATGACACCAAAGATGTTGAAACTATTGCAATTTATTAAGAATTACACTAAAAAGAACAAGTATAGTCCAACTTTTTCAGAAATGGCTAAAGAGTTGGGTTATAAAAGTAAAAATTCTGTATCTTCTTTATTAAAAAAATTAGAAGAAAGAGATGAAATAAAAAGAGATTATGCAGGTTATAGTCGGAACATTGAAATAAATGGTTAAAGTAATTAAATCATCTGACGTAGAGTTAGCTGCTAACTTTGAAGAAATTTTTGATGGTGCTACTGTGCAAGAGGCTACAGAAAAAGCATTCAATCAGAAAATGCCTAGTGAGTCTGCAAAAGTAAATATCACCGATACCAGATTTATTAAGGCACATATTAAAGTAGTCGGTGAGGAGAAAAATGAGCTTAAGAAATAGCAATATTAGATTGTACACTAAGCTAGATAATGCACACAAAAAAATATTTGGTGCAAAAGATAAAGGAAGGCAGTGTGTACATACTCTCAAAGCATTCAAAGAGTACAATCAATTGTACCGAAGAATTGTTGAAGCAGAGAATAAAGATGCTAGATTTTTATATACTTAATTAGGTATATATAAAAAGTTGCATTGTTACTTAGGGTTTTTAGTCTCTAAATAAAAGGAAGGAAAATATGAAACTATCACAAAAAGCACAACAAAACTACGATGAGGATAATCAGTTCTATATTGATTTAGGAAAGAAACTTAGACTTGCAAGACGAACCAAGATAAATGAATTTACAGGTAAAGCTAAGTTCGTAAGTTTACAACAAGTAGCAGCAGCATTGAAAACAACCTATCAACAAATTGGTAAATATGAAAATGCTGAGAACCGAATACCATTAGTTAAATTAGTTAAGATAAGTAAGTTCTTAAAAAAACCTTTAAGTTTTTTCTTAGATGATTGGCAAGAGTCAATTGTGATTGCAGATAAATTTAATACTGCATTTGAAAAAGAATATGAAAAGCTACAGGACAATCAGTAATGTTTGTACCCATAGAAGAAAAACTAAAAAAGATAAATCCAACCGCAGATGAATTTGATGAGTTTGAGCATTACAAATCAATCTTACCTAAGATGATTGCTAATGGTCATGCAGCTCATCAAACAATACCAGGTTACGAAACCTGTAAGCCAGAGATAGAAGCATTTAGATGGTTCGATGGTATCAATATTCCTGTGCATGGATATATAGATTTAAAAGGTGATAAGGTAATTATTGAAGATAAATGTAAGTTTCCTAGAAAGGGTAAGATTAAAAAAGATGGCACTAGGTCTTGGTTTACCTCAAAGTTACCTGAAGACAAACCTGAACCTTATAACCTTTTACAAGTAGATTTCTATTGGTCAGTATTCAAAGTTCCTGTTTATCTTTGTTATATCAATGAAGAAAGTTTCAAAGTATTTCATGCAGGTAATTGTGAAGAACTAAAACCTGAGAACATAGAAAAAAGAATTCCTAAAATTATTCAACGATGTAAGATTAGACAAAACCTAATGCAGTTAAGCAACGATGCAAAAGTAATCAAAGACTACATTCAACCTCAGTTCGATCATTATTTTTGGCGAAACGATTTAGATGAAAATTATCTAAAAGATGCCATTAAATTTTACGAAAGTTAAAAACACTAAAAAACCCAAAAAGTGTTTTGTTGTCGCACCAATTCTGAAACACCCTAAAATTTCAATCGTCTAGTTTTTAATAAAAATATTTTTTTTCAAAATTTTGAAAAACCCAATGTGGTATAATGGGTTATAAAAAAAAACAGGAGAGAAAAATGAGTCATGAATGGAAACACCCAAGCTACTATAAAGAGTTAGCAAAGGTAAAAAAAGAGTTTGAAGAAAACTCTAAAGAAGAAAACAAAAAAGAGGAGGAGCAAGATGAAAGAGAGTAATCATTTAGAGGAGTTGTTAAAAAAAAATTGGGACTCAATTAAAAGATGTAAAACTCCAATAGATCAAATTCTATTATCAATTGATATGGTTTATCAAAATGAAATAGAAAATTGTAAACCTGATGAAAAAGTTAAAATTACTATTTCAGAAGATAATGGTAAAATTAGAATTCTTGGAGTTTGCGTTAAGAAATAAATAAATAAGGCAGTCTGAAATATGGCTGCCTTACCAATCAAAATTAGACTTAAGTTTATCGGAGTCCTCTTTCATGCACTGTCAATGAGCATGACCACCTCCATAGAAAGAAACAAAACTATCCATGTTCGTCATCTCTTGTTTGCAATAACGACAAGTTCCTACAT